ATCACCGGATACAGCGCTGGCTTTCGTAAACGTTGCGCTGGTCTGGCCGCTGACCGTCGAGGTGCCCTTTTTCCAGGCGTAGGTATAAGGTGCCGTACCGCCCTGGACGACCACGCCCATGGTCAGGGCGCTTCCTGCCGCGACCGTTTGGGACGCCGGAAGGTCAGTAGTAAAGGACAGGACTCCTGGGGCGTTAATATTGGTGGGTTTACCTTTCAGACGCAGCGAGAACGTTGCAGCAACCACGCCATTGGTTTGAGAATCCCAGGTGTGCTGTCGTACCTCAGCGCGCATCAGGAATCCATTACCAGACGGGAAAATAACCTTAAACCCATAAACCCCGTCGTTATCATATGCGGCACGAAGTGCATCCTGCGCCGGGTTGCGGTAGAAGTTACCGGAAAGTGACATTTCAGACGGAGCAGGAAGGCCGTTGATATTTTCCGTTTCATCCGAACAGAGCGTTGTCACGTCAATATCGTTTTTCTGACCAGCGGTAAAGCTTGCCTGTTTGATAGTGCAACTCAGGTTTAACCAGGTTGCGGTATCCAGCTCTGCCTCGGTGACCGGCACAGAGGTAATCATTACTACCGTTTTTTGGGCACGTTCAAATAGTGCTGACATCGCAGCCTCCATAAATGAAAAAACCGCCAGTGGCGGTCGGATTGGATTGGTTTTTGTCAGGCAATAACCGTTATTTCGAGGGTTGCCCGATGAAGATGGGTTGTCGTGTCGTAGCCAGGAATTTTTGTCACCTCGACAGGTGAAAGTACCTGCAGGCGAGCCAGGGCGTCCAGGCGTAACGCTCTGGCTTCGTCATTCGTTTCAGCCCATACATCAACCTGAATGCGCAGTGTCGACTCTGCCTGGCCGCAGAAAACATCCCCGGCAACATCAGTCGGTATCGAGAAAATGACATAGGGAGTGGAAACTGCAGGAAGTCCGTCGCTGCCTAGCGGCACCGCATACGGATAAACCCGCCCGTCTGCCAGCGTCGACAGCAGGTCATAGAGATCATCCTCTGTCATTTTGATAACACCTCATCGATAGCCTGGTTCATCCGCTGCATCGCCACCTGCGTAGCTTCTTCCATGCGGGTATCAAAAGCTGGGCGAACAAACGGATGTGCAGGCGCTGTAGATGTTCCCAACTCCACGAAGCGCCAGTAAAACGCATTCCGCTTGTTGCTGGCCTTCATTGTATTGTCGCTGTTCCCCGTTCGCGGGTTAACGCCACGAATATGCACCCCAGATGAAATTTCACCGCGACGGCGACTTTTCTGGGTGACGACAACAACGTTTTTCTTCAGTTTTCCGGATTTCTCAGGAGCGCGATCAATCACCTCCTCGCGGAGCAATTCGGCACCAGCACGGGTCGACTCCCGGAGAACTTTATTATTTTCGGCCTTGCTGAGCGTTTGCAGATCGCGGGCAATATCCTGCAAGCCGGAAAAATCCAGATTCACATCAATCATTTTTCGGTCCCCTGTTTGCAGAGAATTTCCAGCCGGGTACCTTTGATATCCGGAACCGGAGGCCCGGTAACGTTAAGAACTGCGCCTTTAAACGGGCCGGTACGTACTTTCAGGCGGGAAGAAGCTGAGATATCTGTACGAAAACGCACCCAAACGCGAATGGTGGCATCGGCACGCTCAGCGCCAGCGGCTAACAGCTCACGACCGCTTATCCCCTTAACCTCGGCCCAGATGGTTTTCCCATCTTCCCACTTTTCAACCGGCTGGCCGGAAGGCGTTCTGGAGGTTGTGAAGTTCTGAATGGTGACCCTGTGCCGTAATCGTCCTGCCTGCATATCACCTCCTACGTGCCAGGTATTTTGCGGTGCTGTTCCAAAATTGCTTTTACGCCGAACGGGATAGTATTAACGCTGTCGCTGCTTACAGGCTCCCGGTTTTCATACCAGTGCGACACCAGCAGCATCAGGGCCAGTTTGATATCGTCCTCGATTACCAACCCGTCAGGGTCGTCGTCTGGAACAGCGTTATCATAAAGACGGCAATTTGTGATTTTTTCAGCGTGCTTCAAAGAGGCATTGAGGTAGAGAGTTAACATCACATCCTCTGTATCGTCATCGCTGTCGATACGGCACTGGTGACGAAGCTCATTTACAGAGGGCTTCATTTGCCTTCACCCCGCTTATTACCGACTTTAGGCTTAACAGTTGTTTCAGTTTCCGGCTGTTCAGTGCCGTCAAGAATCCCCATTTGAGCAGCAACCTCAAGAGCGCGCTCAGGAAGTGATCCAGCCTCATATTCACCGGCGGGAATGTTTATGATCTGAATGCCATCAGGTGACCATTTCAGGTCTTTTTTCAGCAGCATAATGACCTCCATAAGAATGGGGCCGAAGCCCCATCAGATTATGCGCCAGCACCGATCTGCAGCAGTTTGATGGCCTGAGAATCGGCCAGCATTCCGCCGGTACGTTTGGTGGTGTAGAAACCAACGAATGGTTTGTTGGTGTACGGGTCGCGGAGGATGCGGGTACCAATGCGATCAACGATGGTATAGCCACGTTTAAAGTTACCGAACGCAATGGCTTTCGCATCTGCTGCGATATCCGGCATTTGCTCATTCTCAGCAACACCATATCCTGCCAGAGAGGAGGGTTGGCCCAGCTCAAGGCCCGGACGCCAGAGATAGTTACCCTCGGAGTCCTTCAGAATGCGAACGGCAAACAGGCTGTTGTTGTTCATCATGAACTTAGCACCGTTGCGGTGCACCTTGCGCAGGGTGTAGACCAGTTTGATAATCGCATCGGCAGTCACCCCAGCCGCCGCACCGGAAAGAATGTGCTGCAGCGTGCCAAAGGCACGGGTTTTATCGTCCTCCAGAGTGGAGGCGTAGGCCAGAAAGCCCTTCGGTTTTTTCGTACCGTTGCCGCTGGTGAAAGCGATTTCTTCCTGTTCGGAGAATTCAACCGCGAGTTCGCTGTTGATCCAGTCCTCTACATTGAAAAAGGCATCATCCAGCATCGTTTGGGTTGCCTGAGGGTTTCCGTATATTTCACCCATGAACGGTTCAATCTGAGCGAGTTTAGACGCATCAGTAGCTGGACGGAGATCGGTTTCACCGACCCAGCCGGAAGCGGTGCCGCCAAGGTTAACCAGCTTTTTATAGTTGGCACCGCCAACAGTGATAGTTGTGGCCTCCTGGCGCATCACTACTTCATCTTTCAGAAGATTAAGAATGGTGCGGTCCAGCTCTTCCGGAACAGCATATCCGCCGTCTTCATCCACGCCAACCTGCAGGGCTTTACGCTCCAGATCACGCAGTCCGTCATCCTTACCCTTGCGCATAAAGTCGATGAAAGCGGTTTTGTGCTCGGTTGCGGCCTTACTTTGAGTGCCACCAGCTGGACGTTTGACCTGTTTAAGCTCATCTTCCAGCGCTGTTTTAAGCTGATCCAGCTCGGTCAGCTTGCCGTTAAGTGTTTCAACTTCTCCGGCCAGCTTGCCTTTTTCAGCCTCGATGGCGTCAATGCGCTTATCATTTTTCGCTTTAAAATCATCGAATTTCTGCTGCAAATCCTGCGCGACCTGCTCAACGTCTTTAATTTCGACTGCCATAATTCAACTCCTGATTAAAATTTGATGTTTTTCAGTGCATCCAGTGCGGCATCCACACCATCAGCGTCACGCTGAGAGAGGTTGCCATAGCCCCCGGCCATGAATGCTTTGGCCTGGGTGCGGGAGAGCCCAACATCGCGCAGGACCCGTTCAATACTTTTCTGGGATGGTGTTTCGCCACGGGCAAACGCGCTTTTAACATCGCTGACCCGCGCCTCGTCATTCGACGGAAACGTTACAGGGCTGACCTCCCAAAGGTCGATCTCCTTGAGGAGAAACACGCCTTTCTCGCGGTCGTATTCCCAGTCTTTGAGAATGTAACCAATAGAAAGGCCGGTTAAAGAACCGGCCTTCATGTGGGCATGCGCTCGCTTTGAAAGAGGATCATCATCAATGAGTAACCGGCCTTTGACATATAAGCCGACGTCATCCTCTTTCATTTCGGTATAAACACCGATAGGTTCATCCATCTGATGCTGCCAGAGCATAGCTGGCAGCGCATTTTTCTCCCGCCATGACTGAAGCGATTTACTGAAAGCGCCGGGAACAACTACATCGTCGTAACTGTCCTTAACGCCAAACACAGAGCCATAGCCTTCAAATTCCCCGCTGTCGCTGACAGACTTTAGCTTCAGCGGAATATCCAGCCGCTGTTTAGTCATCGGCATCATGTTGTTCCTCGGTTGTTTTGCTCTTATTGCTGTCAGACGGCTTGGTCGTCATATTCATCGGCGTCAGATAAACGTCACCGCCAGAGCGTGGGTTCATATCTTCCAGTTCACGGCAGTCATTTGGTGAGTAAATACCCCAGTTTATACCGGTTGAATACGATTCAAATCTTGATTTCATATCCCCACGCAGCAAAGCGCCTGCATTAAATTTTGCATAGTAGGTGCCCTGTTTCGACTCTTTCACCAAACCTACGTTAATTCGCTGTTCGATGCGGGTCATATATGGGACGAGGGAATAATTGATAAACCCAATACCAAGGTTTTCGATATTACTGAAGGTAGCGCGATCGGTATTCTGCACCATATGCATCGGAACCCTGAATAGTCGGCAAATTTCCTCCAGCTGGAATTTTCTGGTTTCAAGGAACTGACTGTCTTCGGCATTAAGCGCCATCGACTTCCAGTCAAGGCCCATTTCGAGAATCATTGGACGATGCGCATTGCTGAGCCCGAGGTGGCGATCCTCGAAATCCTTCTTCAACCTGTCATAAGCTGCATCAGTCAGCGTTTGCTCAGTACGAAGGACTCCGGAAGTGACAGCGCCATTTGAGAACAATCGGGCGCCGTGTTCTTCAGTCGCCATACCCAGGGAAATGGCTTCCCTTGCGTATGCGATTGGGTTCAGGCCCACCAGCCCGTCAAATGTCAGCGTCCTGACGTGCCAGATATCATCCTGCCCCAGCACATCCGTCGAACCATCAGGAAAAGTGACCTGATACACTGGTTGCCATTGGCTGTTTAGCTTCGGGTCTACACAACCGGGATCAATAGGCAGGAGTTCAACCACTTCCCCCAGGGCTTTAACCTTATAAGCGTAAAAATTACCGCGCAGGCAAAGACAGACTATGACCAACTCCCAGAACTCTTGAGGGGTCATATAGTCATTTGGCTTCATCGTCAGTAATTTGTGCAGCCTTTCAGATGTCGCTTTTTGCTTACTGTTACCAGTGACCTTGTACAGGTTACAGGGAAGCATGCCCATTGACTCAGCCAGCACTCTAATACAACCAAAAACCGATGTAAGACGCATCGCTTTCTGGCTGCTGACGCGCTTTCCAGTGTAGGTGTCGTAAGTCATTCCTACGGCTTCCGCTAACTCTGCAGGTGTGGTCACCGGAGTATTAGATTTTTGAAACAATCCGGGAAAGAACATCAATCACCGCCTTCGTTTTGAACATTACGTGGCGCGGACAAATATTTCGATACAGCCCATGACCAGAACAGACACAGAACACCAGCAGTAATAAATCCTGCGGGCGGGAATACCAGCCATGCGCCATATGAAAACAAAGCAGCACCGATCACCCCGATCAGCGGGGCAAGAATCATCAGGATCATAAGTGCCTCTTTAAAGTGAACGGACGCCGTAACTTTCCAGGTGTTCAGAAAGGCTTGCCTCAGGTTCCCCGCCATTAACCAGCATTCGACTCATTGCGGTAAATAGCGCAGCGGGACCATCAATTTTGGCTTCAGGCGTGGATTTGTTAGGGAAAATGTTGTCGTTTTTATCCGGCTTAACGGTGACGTTTGACATCATCCAGTTCATTACCGGGTGATTGCTGTGATGGAAACGCCCCCCGTAGACCAGCGATTCAACCTCTTTCATGGATTCAGAAAAGTTTCTGACGGTTTGAGGGACCTCCACCAGCGGTATGCCTTCTTCTGCCAGCGCCAGGCTGAACTGCGTTGCGCTCCATGGGTCGAATCCAGTTTCTTTCAGGTTCTCGCCGTTAATCCATTCCAGAAAATCCGCTTTAATCTGGGCATGATCGATAACGTCACCATCGGTAAGCTCAAGTTTTCCTAGCTCGGCCCATTTGCGATACATCTGCGCCATCTGTGCAGAACATTTTTCCAGCCGTCCTTCAGGTAGCCAGAACTTAAAATCAGCATGGGCGTGTCCGTTATCAGCACGCCAGAGCTTTACAGCTGCGCAAATATCAATTTTATGAGCAAGGTCTACGCCAGCCCACATGGGGTAGGTTTTAAGCTCATGCCGGGGAGCGATATACTCGCATTTCTCCCATTTCATCATGTCCATCCAGGCAGACTCGGCCGTTACCCAGATATTCATGTGTTTGGTGAAAAAGTTAACCCTTGCGGAAACCTGCTCTTTCGCTTTCTTAGCCAGGCGGCGAAGATCATCCCAGCGCTTGCATATACCCAGTCCGGGATTTGCCTTCTGCCATACCGTTTCATCAAACGGATCATCATCCTTATCGAGGGTAAAGATAATGGCAAAATAGGTGTCATCTTTTACCGCGCCTTCTACGTCGCTGTTGTAGCCACGTAAAACTTTGATGGCATAATCACGCTGTTCGTAACAAATACCCTCTTTGTTGAAACCGGCTGTGGTGATGCCGAACAATAAAGATTGCAGGCGCGCCCCCGTTGCAGTCTCCAGAACGTCCCACACATCACGAGTTTTATGCGCATGCAGCTCGTCAATAATGGCGCAATGGATATTCAGGCCGTCAAGGTTATTTGCATCGGAAGACAGCGGCTCAAATTTAGAGGAAGTTTGCTCCTGATAAATTGCGAGTTTATTGAACTCAAACAGTTTGCCCAACGTTGGCCTGGCCTTTTTGACCATGTTTTTTGCATCTTCAAACACGATCCGCGCCTGATCTCTCGTCGTCGCAGCGGAATAGACCTCCGCCCCACCCTCGCTGTCAGCGCCGGTCATATACAGGCCAACACCAGAAGATAAAGTAGACTTGGCATTTTTGCGGGCCACTTCGTTATAGGCTGTCCGGAAGCGGCGAACCATTACCGGCCTTCCACTTCCGTCATTGCGCAGCACTATTTCGCCGGTTTCCTCATTCACCAGCGGAATAACAAAACCGAAGATGTTTATCAGAATAAAAATATGCCAGTCCATTAATTCAATCGGCTGACCAGCAAGAGCCCCTTTAACGTGAGGCACAAACTTGTAAAAATTAAGAATATGCTGCGCACGCGGTTCGCTGAAGTAAATGCCACGTTCCTCGCCGAATTTCAGATCATCAAGGAATCGCTGGCAAGCGAGGCGAACAAATTCGCAGGCAATGATATTTCCCGCCACGACACGCTCTGCGTAGCGTATGCCATCTGCAACTTTAGCCATTAGTCTCTCGAATTAAGGAATTTGCTGATCAGGTCATCGTCAGGTGTCGTTTCTCGGTTGACTTTTGACCGGCTTGAAGGAGTCATGCCGAACTCGCCCAGCATTGCACGCATACGTTTCCATGCATCCGCTTTCATCATTGCTGCCGGGTGGGGCTTAATCATTCTGATTTCACGTTCTTTCCCTTCATCAGGATCATCCTCGCTGTAAACCGCGTAGGTATATCCCTCACGATCAAGGGTTTCACAGTGATGGCGGTACTCTGTATAGGCTTCAACGAGCAATTCCAGCGCCCGCGCGTCAAGCAGGGACATAACGCCGATAGCGTCCAGTTCCTCAGCCATCCTCTTAAACCAGTACTTCCCCTGCTTGTCGAAATGCTTCGGTGTTGGGGGTACCCCTTTGGGTGGCTCTGGTTCGTTTTTGTTGATCGCTCGCTTAGATGGGTTACCCCTCACCAAACGTAGATGTGTCGGGGTTTTCGGCGGTCCAGACATAATCGAAAACTCCTATTAATCATCGGATGGGGGACCCCAAAAAAAAGTTTCTAACCTGCGGCGGTGTGAAAAAAGGCTAGGCGGCGGTCCTTTGGGCCTTTGCCGTCAGGGATTTGACCCCGCCCCCCTCTGCCTCGCCTCAAATGAGAATCGATATCACTTTATGCGTTCGCGCCCGGTTTTCGTTCGATGGCAAGGCCAGCACAGGCTTTCGAGGTTCGAATCGTCATCGGTACCCCCATGAGCCTTGGCCTTGATGTGGTCAACCGTCTTTGCTGCGACAGCTCGCCCGCTGCGAAGGCAGTTCTGGCATAAATGGTTGTCGCGTTTCAGGATGCGCGCACGCCTGATATCCCACTGGCTACCGTAGCCACGCTCGTGGCGACTCTTTCCCTGTTGATGCTGTTGCCAGCCTTCGTTGCGGTGCTTCTCGCAGTAGCCTGAGCGGTCTGTGGTAGTTCCAGGACATCCACGCTTACGGCAGGCGCGGGGTATTAGCGCGGGCATCGCTCTATCCTCACCTGACCTAACAGCTTCTGGCGCTTAATCTCGCCATTCTCGGCTATGAGGTTGCCAAGACAGTCGAGCGTAGCAGCGATAACTTCGCCCTTCTGATCATCGGCGGTAAAAACGTACTTGACCTCGACACCGTTGAGGTACACCGTTATGCGTTCACGGCTAGGCCATATACGTTCACCAGGGTCGTTACTGAGAACAGTCAGGCGCATAAAACCTCCAAAAAAAAAGACCTCGGGATTCGAGGTCTAAATGATTTCAACTTACAATTATTTTAAGTTATCAAGATAATTGATAAGCATGTCGAGATTTACACGGTCTTGCCCATCCGAGTACCAAGTATTTGGCTTGGGTTGATTTGCCTTAAATAAATCCTCAACATTTACGTTTAAGTCTATTAACTTAAAACTATTGCTATCCTTTTGATATATCGACTTAATGATCTGACAACTACCCTCCGGGATCTTCTTTAAATGTCCTAATTCCTGATCTTGAGAATATATTTCGTACTTAATAGTTGCACCGTCAGATGATACAGATAAAAAAGAATGTACAAGATGCTTCATTTCTCTTACCTCACAAAAGGTGTGAGTAAGTAATTTATCATTATCACAGGCACTCAGTGAATGCCTGCTGTAATACAGTCTATAACCTGACCAAATGTTTCCAGGATGCCTATCCATAGAACCACCCAACGGTACCCACAGCGGCAGCGATCACCAGACAAGCAATTGCCGTTTTAGGCATTAACACACCGTAAAATGCAGAGGACAATCCCAGGAATAAAACCATTAGCACTGGCCACATACTAAGCAACAGGAAAAAGTAGCCATCTATATCGTTGCGAAACGTCACATTCACTCCAAAACCATTACCCGGACTTTCCATAGTTTGGTTGCTTCGTTGCATGACATCATACAACTGCCCCTTATACAGGAGCTTTAACATTATCACAGGCACTACGTGAATGCCTGCTGTAATGCCTTAACTGGCCTGCTCAGCCGCGGTATCAAACAGCGCTAACGCTTCCGCCGACTCCTGAACCGCTTTGATGGTCCGCGCCACAACTTCTGATTCAGTTGTCACGCGGTTGTACTGCTGGATGAACAGCTGATATTTGAGCTGGCTATCCTGAACGAACGCAATAGCCTCTTTTGCAGCTGCTGTGTCGTAGTTCAGGGTGGAGAGCAGATTTAGTCGAATCTGTTCTGCTGGTGTGATCTCTGCCATGTCTTACCTCTGTGCGATGTGGGGAGCATTATCGAAGCCACTCGGTGAATGGCTCCTGTAAAGCTATAGCTGCGGTGCTCCATTATTAGGAATACCCCGCTACGCTTGTTATATCCGAAATGTTACCTAAACTATCTTATGACTTTGCTCTGCCATGACAAAGTCTGCCGTTCTACCCGTGAGCTCATGGATGAGCCACTCTCAAGCCTTCCTGGCTCTCTTTTTATTCTCACCCAGTAGAAAATACACCAGCTACGTGGCTACAATCCGTCATTGGCTGGCTGTTCAGCACCCCGTAGTTTTGGGATTTCCTCCACGGGGTTTTTTATCAGGCTTTAACCCGATTTTTCGGTTTAGCATTATCGAAGCCCCTAGCTCAGGAGCTTCTGTAATGCCTACTGCTGGACCCTGTGTTCGTAACGGGAAATGGTCTTGCCGTTTGCGTTCATCACATAGGCAACCTCTCCCTGCTTCAGGAATACGTTCTGGTCCATTCCCGATACGGCAATACTCTGCTGGTTGGGGTTGAAACCAACGCTCAGGCCGCTATGGATTTCTTCGCCACCATCTGGTGACATCACTTTTACTGTTAACATGCTTCTTCTCCTGCTTCTGGTAATAAAAAGCCCCGCTACTGCGAGGCGTCACGTGTATCTGTTGCCACATGGTGGCAGTCGTCATCTCTGCCTGATACTGTTAAATCACCAAACCAAACAGAACAGGTATGAAACTATGAATGACCATATTTATGAAACCCACGCCCGGATAACAGCTCTAAGAAGCATCGTTGCTTTTATCATTCACACCCTGCCTGAAGAACAAAAAGGCCCTCTGCTTCGTGCAATAGAAATCATTTCAGAAGAAAAATTGATGGATAATTTCGATTTTTCTCATACGAGCGATGTTACTTCGGAAACCATAGAAAAAATGAATGCTGCTTATGCGAATGTTTTTAAAGAGGTACTTAATTTCTCTTCACAGGACGTAGAGCCTGAGCAAAAAAAATACCTGCAATAGCTTTAGCCTTATTATCCATAAAGGCCAGCACCTTCTTGTCTGGCCCTTTCTCAAGTTTGCTCAGTCGAAACTCAATATTCTTTGCCTTGGTCATCGCGTAACCCTGCCGGTTGGTTGCGGGCAGTTAGCCTGCACTGCTTTGTTGTGCGCCAGGATGTCGCGCTTGGTCTGCTTATCCAGCACATCAATATCGTGGTCAGTCAGGTAGATAATGCGAACCCAACTGCAGGCCGTATCAACGACTACCGGGGCGGGTATAGTTTTCGCGCAGCTCCCGATCAACATCGTCATCAGGCATATGGCTAACAGTCTGCTGTACATCACTGGCCCCTTTCATGACTTCCGCCTTACGTTCTGCCGCGGCGACGGTGGCGGCGGCGTTCTCTTCGGTACGCTGCTGATCGGCTTTGGCTTCTGCCTTACTGGCCCCGCGTGCATGGCCGATGCCGAACGCGCCAGCGATAGCGCCCAGGATGACGACCACCAGCCCAGCAATAATTTCAAAGCTCATTGCTGCGGCTCCTTCAGTTCGTCGGCCTTTTCTTTCAATGCTGGCTGGCGTACGTATTGCGATAGCACGGCCAGCACCACCAGCGCCGGGCTAATCAGTGCAACGATGTTTGGCGGCAGGATGTTTTTGATATCCTGCGGCAGCATCGCCCAGGCGTGCAGCGCAGCATCCGGGAACGACTGCGCCCACATGCCAACCAGCGCGCCGATAGCTCCCAGCTTTACAGACCACGTTTTCAGCAGCAGGCTGGCATGCCCTACGAACTCCAGCCGGGTATATTTGCGCAGCAGTAACAGAACGAGCACAGCCACCAGCACGAGCAAAGCGAAAATGATCATCTTCACAGGACACGCTCCTTAACCCAGCCGTAGAGAAAATCCTCGTTGGCTTCGCGGCCCTCCGCCAGTTCGAGGTATCTGGCGCCCTGGCTGCAGTTCAGTGCTCTCAGCAGCACCTGCTCGCCCTCTTTCCCGCGGGCTGAAAGATACCCCTTCAGAGCGGTGATAGTTCTGGGTCCAATCGCGCCATCCGGGATAAGGTCGGGATAAAGCTTCCCGCGCATATTCATTGCCGTCAGCCAGCGCTGAAAGAACTTACTGGCGATGCTGGGCCCCATGTTCACGCCAGTGTCGCAAAGCTCATCCGCCAGTAACGTAGATAGAGCTGCCACCTGGTCAAACCGGGGTCCGGTCCAGTAATCGCTCAACAGGATTTGCTTTGCTGTTTCCCTGGGCAGGTTTCGCATATCACCGGTGTAGCCATGTGCACGTGCGGTGGTTTGCGTGATGCCCCAGCGGGTCGGACCGCCTTTATCAGAAGGGTGATCGACATAACCCCCTTCCTTTCCGAGGATGCCCTCGATAATTTGATCTGCAGTCATGGTTAAGCCTTGTTATCGCCGCCACCGATACCGAATCGGCTGCCAAGATATTTCATTGCAAACGCCCTGATGGCGTCTACGCCTACGAACCCAACCCCACCGCCAATGGTGATTGAGAGAGTTTTGGGGAAGTCGAAGTATTCAAGCCCTGATGCGAATGTCAGCGTCAGGGCTCCGCAGAGTAATCCTTCGAGCACCATCTTTTTCCAGCCGCCACCACCATAGGCGATACGTAGACCCGCCATAAAAACGGAGAGCAGCACGGCCCCCAGCGGCGTATCTCCGCGCCACCAGCTCTGCAGCAACTCCAGCAGATCGGGCCAGTTACTCGGGTTAGTAGGCATTTTCATAGTCTCCACCTCCGGGTTAACGGGGTGCTGTGGGTATTGGAAAGGGATCAGGCTGGCGGGCTCTTATATCAAAGGGTAAGTACGGAGTGATTCCCGAAGCCTGAAATTTATGGTCACCTAAGCATCTAGAGGCCAGGTTCTCTTGTGTTTTATTGAATTGCCTTTTTTGACCGGTATCTCACACTTCCTTTCCATTTTAACGGTATATGTTAAGCGCCAGCTTTTTCTGGCAATGACTTCACACAGGAGTAGAGATGCTTACAGCTAAAGATGATGCCTACATTTTAAAAAGTGATGGCAGCAGATGCGGTCCGTATAAGGCAAAGTTTGCAGGGGATACAGTTATCGTAAACGACAAAATGGCCGACATTGATGACGGAGATACTGTTATTCGAATCCTTCCAAACGGCAAGGAAGAACATAAGGAAATTTATAAGGCTAATTTTTACGACACTGGCGTTGGCGGATTTGGTCCACACTTCCAACTCAAAGTTGGTCCCAAAAAGGTTCAACCAGCTGTCTCTTCACAGCAAATCAACATTCACGGAGGAAATGTCCAGATTGGAGATCATAACCGTCAGGAGATTACCAATAGTATCGAAACTCTGAATAACTTAATAAATAGCTCACAGGGTACGCCACAGCAGAAAGAAGAGGCAAAGGGGCTGCTAAGAAAGTTAGCAGAACACCCATTGCTTACTGCTATTGCCGGTGGGGCTATAGGACTGCTCTAGATGTGAAAAACCCGCACAATGGCGGGTTTCTTTTTTCTGTTCAGTTGCTCAGTTCGCTTTAACGTCCCGAGCCTATCACAATTCAAGCAGTTTCTGGCTCACTTTGCAAGTAAAATCTGTCGCCATTTGTGCCGAATGCGTCACACATTGGTGCGTATAGCATCGATTCTGCCAAACTTATCCATGCATCAACTCTTCGCCTGCAGGTCATAAAGCACCAGTCTGGATGCTTTTCATAGAGCTCTTCAGCTATGCGCCGTTTGCTCTTCCGTAACCGGTAATGATCCACCAGCAGGTGGTAAAGCTCTTTGTGACCACGCGTAATGAGGACTGCCCCCAGTACCTTATCAATCAGCAGTCCTTCATCGTCTGTACAGAAGGCCAGGCCGCTTTTGTTTTTCCCCGCGAGTATTTCACGAAAGAAAGCCTCAAGCTCTGGCTTCGAGATGCCAGACTTCTTCATCCGGCGTAATGCCTCATTGATGGCTGTTTTAGTGACTTTCCCAGAGGCCAGTAACTGGTTAAACATATTGCCGCCACTACCGCCGCCGATGTAGGACCAGCGGCCCCACATGCGCAGCTTCCCTTGAATCCAGATGGCCTCAAGCGTTTTCAGCCTGACCATTTCACCAGCTTTTCCAACCTCGGACGGGTTAATCATTATGCGTTCTCCACTATGCCAGCACGCCAATTGCCAGCGAACGATCCAGAAATCGAAACAGCAACTCCAGCTGTGAGCCGTGCTTCTCCTCAAATGCCACGGTGTCAGCGTGCAACTCGTCGTGATGCGCTCTGCAAAGCGGCAACACAAACAGGTCATGCGCTTTCGTTCCCATTCCACCTTGTCCGTGGCCTATCAGGTGATGGGGATCATCTGCTTGTTTGTTACAGCAGACACACGTCTGAGACTTAACCCAGCGCGTCCAGCTCTCGTTTACCCAGCGGCGGCGCTTTGGTCGCAGCATGAATGATTCCGGCGTTTCAGGATCTACGCGAAGACCGAGAATCTTTTTCTGCACCACTTCGCTCGCCGCTGGCTCCGGCACAATATCGCTCTCCTTCATCACTGGTTGATGCTTTATTTCCGGCAATCGCAGGGCTTTCCGGGCCAGCGATTCAGGGATGACGTGCGCCAGATTGTTTATCACCAGCCACCAGCACAACTCCGGGATCGTCAGTTGATGGTCTTCGTTGAACCCCAGCTGTGAGCGGATGACCGTTATCAGCCAGGATACCAGGTTCTCACGCGCAATGCCTGCCAGCGTCTCTGTGTACTGATCACGCAGCAGGTTATCGCAGGCCCAGCAAAGGCGGATGCTGCCAGGCTCATGCCGGAACAGCGTAAAATTTTCGCTGTGCCATGAGCCGTGGGGATACTGGCATTCAAAACGACGCTCCAGCTCGGCTTCCAGCGAGCTGATACCACCCGCGCGCAGAATGACGTCTTTGTTTTCGAATACTGGCTTCAAAACCGGGTCTTCCGCCAGTGGCTGCGTAGCGGGAGGGATGGCGCCGGTTGCGTAGTCACTGTATTTTTCCGGTGCAGGCTCAATCAGTACCCGCCCTCTCCTGAACATCGGCATGAGATCAGCACCTGGGCGAAGAAGAACAACGCCCATGCGTGGGGCAATCTCAGGGGTTAGTAGTACTCTCATATCATCTCCACGTCAGGCAACTGCACGAAAACGTCGGATGGTGATTTCTACTTTCCCTTTCTTCACGATGTTCCCCCACTCCACCAGCATGCGCTTAACCTGACTGTCGTCTTCCCAGACGCCTGTTAGAGTCAGGGCATCGAACAGCGCTTTGTTGTAGTTATCGATATCCCGACGGCGCTGATCCGGCGGATACAACACTATGTGAACCTCGGCCAGATCATAGGATGGCCGGGGAACGGCGCGCAGTTGCTCAATAATCGCCGCTCTCGCTGCCTGCTGGAACTTGCGCCCTGTCTCGCTTACCAGATGCCTGCCTTTCAGCGGTCCCTTGCTCGGGGCGCGCCAGTAACTATTTACGCTCGGTGGAAATGGTAAAGTCAGTTTCATTTAGCCCCCTTAAAGGATCGCGACAACGTCTTTTGCGACTTCCCGCGTACTGCTTTTGCAGGAGATCGAACGGCGCGCTTTGATGAATTGCAGGTTAAAACCATGCTCCCGGTACAGGTCGAGAACCTTCGGTGCAGATGAGTTAGAAATCACTACCCTAGCCCCACGGTGAAAGGCAGATACACATTGCTTCGCCAGGTCTACCTGGTTCTCCCAGCTAAAACCACCAGCGACGTAGGCGGTGAATCCGGTTGTTCCCGGCATCGGTTCGTAAGGCGGATCGCAGTAAACCACATCCCCTTTCCCGGCCAGGCTGATAGTTCGGCGGTAGTCAGCGGTCATGAAGACGCAGTTATGCGCCATAGCCGCGAAGGCTTTCATCTCATCCATCGGGTAATACGGAGCCTTGTAGCCTC